ATGAGTTAGAGGAGTTGCATGATGTTTCTGCTGAGCCATTCATAAATAACGGGTTACTATACAGAGACACAACACTCAATCTTTGGAAGAGTGCAACTATTGATACTATTCTTGGATATACTCCAGCCCCTCAAGGAAACTACATTACTTCACTTACAGGTGAGGCTACTGCTACTGGTCCGGGTGCTGCAAGTGTTACGCTACTAAACTCAGCTGTAACAGGAAAAGTATTAACAGGACTAAATGTAAGTGGGAATGCAATTGTTAGTACGGATTCAATTTTAACTGCGTTTGGTAAACTCCAGAATCAGGTCAACCAATTGGTTGGTGGATTGGTGTATCAAGGTACTTGGAATGCATCAACAAATACACCTACTATTACTTCAAGTGTTGGTACAGAAGGTGCGTTCTATATTGTAAGCGTAGCGGGTACAACAAACATTAATGGTATTAATGATTGGCAAGTAGGTGACTGGATTGTATTCCATGGGTCTGCTTGGCAGAAAGTCGATAACAGTGATTCAGTAAGCAGTGTATTCGGAAGAGTTGGTAACATTGTTGCTGTTCAATCTGATTACTCGGCATTCTACCCTTTAATTGGAGACATTAAGGATGGAGTTCTTACTGTTCAGGGTACAGGAGTGCTTTCAGGGTCAGGTACATTTAGCGCTAACCAAGCGACTAATAATACAATTTCCCTTACGCATTCAGCTATATCAAGAACAGATACAACATCTACGCAAGGACCATCTTTTGGTGGGTCATTCACAGTTGTTGATAGCGTTACATCTTCTGCTGAGGGCCACATTACAGCTGTTAATATCAAGACTGTTACTGTTCCTTCTACTGTTGCTACTGCTTCACAGACTGGACTATTGAGTAACACTGATTGGACTACATTTAACAACAAGCAGAATGCCTTGACTAATCCTGTGACAGGAACAGGACTACAGAATTACATTACAAAATGGAATAATGCAGGTGGTACTCAGATTGGAGACAGTTTGCTATTTGATAGTGGAGCAGGGATTGGATTGGGTACTGCAAGTATTAACGCATCAGCGTTGTTCCAGATGGACAGCACCACGAGAGGGTTCTTGCCTCCACGTATGACTCAAGCACAGCGATTGGCAATAGGTTCACCTGCACAAGGATTGATAGTTTACCAAAGTGATTCGGTAATTGGTTTGTATATTTACAGCAACTCCGTTTGGAGGTCATTAACAATGGTATAAGATATGTCGAATTTAGCAACGATAACCAACAACATATTAGCAGACAGTGGGATTGATGACATCAATGTAATCGTCTCTACTGGGTCTTATGCCAACCCTGCATGGATTACTTCCTTAGCATGGACCAAGATTACCGGAGCTCCTAGTGGGATTGTAACAGGTACAGGCACGACTAACTACTTGCCTAAGTTTACAGGAAGTACAACTATTGGGAATAGTGCAATTCATAATAGTACTTCGTTTGTTGCAATAAATAATACTGCTGGAGGAGTTTATGCATTAGATATTTTTTCTTCTAATTCAGCATATAACACAAGATTATATCAACCTTCGTCTGATACTAGCACTTATACAAGTTTAATAATTCAAGGTGCAATGACAAGCGTTAGTGCATATTTTGGGATTGGAGGTTCAACAACAGGTAATACATCATTTAGAGATTCTGTTGTTATTGGTTCTCAATCTTCTCATCCTTTAGTTTTTAATACTGCAGATGCTGAAAGAATGGAGATTTTTACCGATGGCAATGTCAGTATAAGTAACTCTCCATCAAACGCAGGATTTAAGCTTGATGTTAATGGAACAGGTAGGTTTAGTGCTGCTTCTACTGACTATGCTTTAACATTACAAAATATACAAGATGACTCACAAGGTTTATTAGTAAGAGCGACAGACAATGATGGTAGTTTATACTTAATTAGAGCGCAAAGTTCTAATTCTTCTACTTCTCAAACTTGGGTAGATAGATTTACATTAGCAAAAAATGGCGCAGCTACCTTTTCGAGTAGTGTGACGGCAACGAATGCTCTGTTTAATTCAACATCAACGCAATTAATTTTACAAAACACTGACGGTGGTACTAATGCTGAACGCATTGGTATGTTTATGACGGGTGGAGATACATTTAAAATTTTATCGCTAAATGACAATAATACCACTAGAGTAGATAATATAATTGTTGCAAATGTTTTAAGCGGCAACGTTGGGATTGGTACAGCGAGTCCGAATGCTAACTCTAGGTTACACGTATATAGAGCAGGGGGAAGTTATGATACTATTATAGCAGATGGAGACGCTGGGACTAATACAGGATTTGCTATATATGAAGGAGGTTCTCCTAGATATGCTTTATATAGTAACGGAGCTGGAGGTAATGATAGTTTCAACATTTACAATTTTGGAGCGGCTACTAATTCGTTAACTATATCGACAACAGGCGCAGCGACCTTTGGCAGTAGTGTGACCGTTGGTACAGATGTAACCTTAAATAGTGGAACCTTATTTGTATCGGCAGGAAGTGGTCAGGCTTATTCAAGCAGGCTTTTAACTGCTTACATTTTTCCATACATTACTACATACCTAGATAGTTTTGCTGGACCATCATGGGAAGGGCGTTTGCAATTCAGAACAAATAGTTCTAATGGGGCAATGAATACCCAGCTAACTATTCTTAATTCAGGAGCAGCGACCTTTAGTGGTCTTGCAGGCTCAGGAAATCGCATCGTAGTAGCTAACTCAGGAGGTACTCTTATATCCGCTGTAATTGGTTCAGGGTTGGCCTTTGATGGAACGACTTTAACAGCAACAGGTGGAGGTTCAGGTAGTATTTCAGGTAGTGGTACAAGTGGAACTGTCGCTTTATTTACAGGCACATCCTCCATTGGTAATAGTGCTATTACTCAGTCAGGTAGTAACGTAACTTTTAGCGGCGGCATTAATCCAACAAAAACTGCAAAAAATACATACGCAATACAGATTAGAGGAGCACTTTATGGCGCACCAAGATTGCAAGTTTATGACTTAGCTGCAGACCCAAATGGGTATATGGGTCTTGGAACAGATATGTCTGGAGCACCTTATGAATTTTCAAATTACTTTCCAAGAACAGGAGGAAATGGAAAATGGTCTGTTGGTTCTTGGGCAGGTGATTTTGGAACAGGTCAATATGTTTCAGGATACAATGAAAAATTGTTTATTGTTGAATCTGCTGCTCAGTTTAACGTAGCATTAACTTTAACGGCAGCTGCAAATAGAATTAATAGCGGTAATGAATTAAGATTTTACCGAACTGATAATGCGATTTTTACTCAGTTATACGATGGAGGAAATGCAAATGGTTTTGTTTTAGATAATAGAAACGGAGAAGGATTTAGCTTTCAATCCGCAGGTACAAATCAATTACGCATTGCAAACACAGGAGCAGCGACCTTTAGCAATAATGTTGGCATAGGAGTTGCTCCAGCAACAAACTTACACGTTCAAGGTGCTAGTGTTTCTTATGGTCAACTAAGGTTTTTAAATACTTCAAGTAGTGGTGAAACTTCAATTAACATTGGAAGAACAAACCAAACATTAGAACAAAGATGGACAATCGGTCAAGGTGTTGCAGGCATTGGAGATAGCTTTGGATTTTATACTGGAGGTTCTTCAAGAGTAAATTTACAAACAAACGGAAACGTAGTAATAGGAACAACTTCCGACAATGGAGCAAGGTTGCAGGTTAGTGGGACTGTATCTATAAATGGAGGTATAAATACTTACCACGTAGTTTCAATTAAATCAAGTAATGCCTTAACCTATGGAGGTTTAGGAGTTTATTCAAGTTCAAATGATAGGTTTATTAATATGCAGCATACTGGCACAGAAGGTTTTATTGAAACCGAAAATGCTGGCTCTGGAGTTATGACTCCATTATCATTTAAAACAGGAGGAACTACTCGACTTACAATAGCCTCCACAGGAGCAGCGACCTTCAGCAGTAGCGTCACCGCAACATCCTTCTTTGAATCATCCGATGCTACCTTAAAAACATTGATAGCTGACAACTACCAAGCTAAAGGAATTGACTCTGTGGTAGCAAAGCTTTACATTAAAAATGGTAAGGAGGAACTAGGATACTTTGCTCAGGACTTGCAGGATGTATTGCCAAGCGCAGTTAGCAAGGGTTCTGACGGACTATTAAATCTTTCCTACCGAGAGGTACATACAGCAAAAATTGCGTACTTAGAAGAACGAATTAAACAACTAGAAAAGAAATATGAAAACAATTGAAGCAGTCTCAATATGGGACAATGGAACCGTACAAGAAGCGAAGATTCTTAATGCTTACGCTATTAATGTAACACTAGGAACAAGTGCAACATTCTACTATCAGCTATTTGCTGAAACAGCAGAACTAGCAGTTGGAACGCAGTTAGCGCAAGGTAACTTGACAATGACAGGCGATGCTTATCAGCAATGGACAATCGACTCCTACGCATGGGATTGGGTTGCCGAGCAGTTGAACCTAACCATTACAGGTGACTATGTACCACCGGTACCTCCTGCACCTGAGCCGACTCCTGAGCCTACACCTGAACCAACCCCTGAACCTGAAACTGAAGCATAATGCCTTGGAATGATTTAGCAAGTAATCAAACAATCTCGTTTAACAATTTACAGAATGCTGTAGATACGGGTTTGTTTGCTCAAAAGTCTACTATTCCTGTAAGTAACGAGCAGATTACTAAAGCTGATGCAGATGCCTGTGTGTATATCAATACGTTGTTTGGGCCTTTTGCATCTAAAACAAGTAATCAACTTGTGGTTAAATCTAACTTAGAATGCATTTCCCCTGTCTTTAATACTCAGGATTACTTATGGGAGGGAATAGCTAATAACGAAACAACTTCAAGTCCAATTCAATTACTTGCAGGGCAATTTCTTAATAGTGGTGAAGGTAAGATTTTTATATCTAATGACTTTGGTATAAATTATTCTAATTCAGGTTTCTTAGTTTCTGATGCATTGTTAGATGTAAAATTTATGCCCGGGTTTACCCTTAATACTACTACTTCATACCCTCGTTTTTTAGCAGTTGGCATTAACGGTGAAATGATAGTTAATGCCGCTGAAAACTGCACTGCATGGGCTAGCGCATCCTCGCCTACTGTTCGAGACCTATATGCTATTGATTTTAATGACGCAGGGGTCGCAATAGTTGTAGGGGACAATAGAATTATTAAAACAAACACAAATTACAGACTTCAAAATTGGTCTATTGTAAATTCTGGTACTCAACTCTGGAGAGCTGTAGCAAGTGACGGCTCAGGATTTGTTGCAGTTGGTAATGATAGCTCAATTTTAGTTGGGACTTCTAGTGGTACAATTTGGTCTGCTGGAAATATGCCCCCTCTTACTGCGCCAACTATTACTTTAACTGGAGTTACTCATCATAATGACTCTTATTGGTATGCAGTAGGAATTACTTCTTTAGGTGCTCCATTTATTATGAAATCTACAGATAGCTTTGGATATAATTGGGAAATTTATTCTACTACTGGAGATTCTTTTATAGGACCTCTTTGGAGCATTAGTTCAATAAATGGAAGATTGATTGTAGGAGGCGTAAATTATCAATATCAAATAACTGGTGGTTCAGTGAGAAGATGCGGAGCAAACACTGGTGGCGTAAGTATTAGATGGAACTCTATCGTTAAAGACGCTTCTACATCAAGTGGATTTGACATGGCAGGTACAAATGGAGCTACTATTGGAGCATACAGCGTTTTTTAATTAACTTTAACAAAAAAAATATATGGCAAACATTAGTTCATACCCTACAGACGGCAGCGTCTCGTATAACGACAAGATAATTGGTACAGATGCTGAGGACAGCAACAAGACCAAGAACTACACTATCGGAAGCATTCTATCTATGCCTTTACCAAGTGTGCCTGTTTACGCTAACAACACAGCTGCAAAGGCAGCAGGATTGGCAGTAGGCAAGATATACAGAATCACAGGAACTGATACTGCCGGAGTTGTTTGGTAGTAATTTGAATTAAATTTAATCAAATGGATATTAGAAAAATATCAGTAGGCCCAGACTACAAGGGCAGCTCGATGCACTATATAACAGGTCAGAAAGTATTAGGCGACACGCATGAAATTCATCTGATTAAGTTTGAGACGCAGAGCGGATCAATCAGGATCTATATTATAAACGATAAGCAGGAGGTGGTTCTCTGGAAGGAGTTCAACTACACCATGCCTGTTGCTATTGAATACAATATAAACTACTGATGCAGTCACCATTTGACTTTATCGTAAGACCTGTGAAGGGTGAGCGATACAATAACACCAAGGAGGTTGGTGGCATAGACCTTATTGTCAATACCTCAGAAGAGGATCATAAGTTCTCAAACAGATATGCTGAGGTGCTTGAGGTACCTTATGGATACGATGGTCCTATTCAGAAAGGCGATGTCCTTCTAGTGCACCACAACGTATTCAAGTTCTATAATGACATTCAGGGTAGACGTAAGAGTGGTAGATCATTTTTTAGGGACGATCAGTTCTTCATTGAACCAGATCAATTTTACCTATATAAGCGTGGCTCCACGTGGCACACCTACGACCGATACTGCTTTGTTAAGCCTATCCCTGCTATTGATAGTTACATCATGAAGCCATTCACCAATGAACCTCTCATGGGTGAGATGGTATATCCTAATGCATATCTTATATTGCAAGGTGTGAAAGCAGGCGATAAGGTCTGCTTCAAGCCAGATAGTGAGTATGAGTTTGATGTGGATGGAGAGAAGCTATACAGAATGTTTGATCATCAGATAACCATGGTGCTATGAGAGATCCTAAAGACATAAAGCTAAAGATTATTGAGGCAGGACATCAGGCTGTTGAGCAGTTGATTAAGGTGGCTAAGGAAGCCATCATCAAGCCTGAGGATGAGAGTGAGCTATCTGCGGATAGATTAAAGAATGCAGCGGCTACAAAGAAGCTTGCAATCTTTGATGCCTTCGAGATCCTGAACAGGATAGAGGCGGAGCGTGAAGCTCTTGATATGTTAGATAAAGGAGTGAATAGAACAGATACCAAACAAGGTTTTGCAGAGCGAAGGTCTATATCGAATCGTTAAGGATCATGTCCCCCAGAACGCTATCAGTAAAAAGAATAGCGGAAGATCATGGTTGTACGGCTATAATGAGCAGTACGACATGGTTGTTATATCTAGGACTGGACAGATCGGAGAGATAGTCAGCATACAAGGATTGATTGTTGCATTGCCTGCCGTACCTAATGATGTATTTAAGAGAAGCGATAAGCCATCTCAACAGTATTGGGAGAGACAAGATTTACCTAAAGATCTTTTAAAGATACAGTCAATCTTCCATTGGAATGAGATGCCGGCTGAGTTTAAGGACAGGTGGGTAGACTACATTGAGTCTGAGTTTAACAGGCGTGAAGATGGGATGTGGTTCATGAATAATGGAACACCTACCTACATCACTGGAGCTCATTATATGTACCTACAATGGTCTAGTATTGACGTTGGATATGCAGACTACCGTGAGGCTAACAGGATATTCTTTATATTCTGGGAGGCATGTAGAGCAGACATACGATCATTTGGGATGATCTATCTAAAGATTAGACGCTCAGGATTCTCGTTTATGTCATCCTCAGAGTGCGTTAACATAGCCACTCTTGCTCGTGACTCTAGGGTTGGCATCCTGTCAAAGACTGGTGCTGATGCTAAGAAGATGTTCACTGATAAGGTGGTACCTATAAATAGCAGGTTGCCGTTCTTCTTCCGTCCAATTATGGATGGTATGGATAAGCCAAAGACTGAACTTGCGTATCGGGTACCTGCATCAAAGATCACAAAAAAGAATATGGCCAATGCATCTGATAGTGAGGTGATTGGTCTTGATACCACTATTGACTGGAAGAATACTGAAGAGAACTCATACGATGGTGAGAAGCTACTATTCTTAGCACATGACGAATCTGCCAAGTGGGTGAAGCCAAACAATATCTTAAACAACTGGAGAGTAACTAAGACCTGTCTCAGGGTAGGTAGCAAGATCATTGGCAAGTGCATGATGGGATCTACATCGAACGCTCTAAGCAAGGGTGGTGACAATTATAAGAAACTATATGAGGACTCAAATGTTGTTAGCAGGAACGCTAACGGACAGACTAAGAGCGGTCTATACGCTTTGTTTATACCGATGGAGTGGAACATGGAGGGATTTATCGATAGGTATGGTATGCCTGTGGTTAGAAAGCCTGATACTCCTATTCTTGGTGTTGATGGGCAGATGATTAAGA